AATACTTGTATTGACACTGAAATAAAGGAAACAAATGTCTACTATTCGCATTCTCTCTGGCTCTTATCGTAAACAATCTGTAGTCAATACAGAGTTTACATTAGTTAAAGGTTTTCAGACCGGTGCTAAAGGTGGTTATGTGACTGTTAAAAATGACGGTCAATTCGCAATCAATATCCCTGAAGTTAAGGTGCTTGTTGATAGTATTAATGAAATTGAATTTTTGAATGGAGAAACTGTGACAGAAAATACAGTAAAATTTGCAAAAGCTGAAGTAGCAAAAGAAACAGAAACAGAAGCAATGGACCGTATTGCGGCTCGTTTCGAGGTCCTTGATGAAATGTCACGTGCGGCAATCAACGGTGATATCCGTGCTATGATTGTGTCAGGCCCGCCCGGTGTCGGCAAATCATATGGTGTTGAGACACAAATGGAAAAAGCAAGTATGTTTGACAAACTTGCAGGTAAACGTGTTCGCTTTAACATTGTTAAAGGTGCTATGACAGCATTGGGTTTGTATGCTCAGTTATACAAATATTCTGACACTAAAAACGTGTTGATTTTTGATGATTGCGATTCAGTTTTTACTGATGACTTAGCATTGAACATTTTGAAGGCCGCATTAGATTCAGGTAAGACTCGTAGAATCTGCTGGAATTCAGATTCACGTTTGTTGCGTGAAGAAGGTATCCCAAATACTTTCAACTTCAATGGTAGTGCTATCTTTATCACTAACTTGAAATTCAGTAACTTGAAATCTAAGAAATTGCAGGATCACTTAGAAGCATTACAATCACGTTGTCACTTTCTGGACCTGACTATTGACGGTGATCGTGACAAAATGTTGCGTATCAAGCAGGTACATCGTGATGCTAATGGTGGTTTGTTTAGTGATTACGATTTCACAGAAGAACAAGCACAAATGGTGATTGACTTTATGTGGGACAATCATACTAAATTGCGTGAAGTGTCCTTGCGTATGTGTTTGAAGATTGCTGACTTAGTGAAGATTAGCCCGAACAACTGGAAAAATCTTGCACGTACAACGTGTATGAAACACGCATAACCCTGCAGTGTGCGTAGAGGCAATGACAATAAGTCCTCTCCGATAAAGGAGCATTGCTCCTTTAGCCATTATGTTTGTAAATAATATTTGATTGTGATATAATAAAGAATGGATTTTAAGACACTTGAAGATGTTGGCACCTTTATGCTTATCAATTTACGATTAAGCAGGTATGACCTACAATTTGTTAACAACTTAACTAATCTGATTGGAATAAAAAATACAATCACTACTAATCAGGATAGTCTCTTTAGAAAAATTGCACTAAAATATAAACGACAATTTGTCCAACAAAAGTTTGATATAGATGCTATATTATTATTGCCATGGAAATGCAACGTAATAGAAAGTTCACCGCAATATACCAGTGCGTCTATTGCTATTATAAAAGATAAAATCATATTCAGAAGTCCCTTTAGTAAAGGATTTCTAACTGCATTAAAAAAGGATCCTATACATTCAATGGAATGGCATAAGGATAAAAGACAATATGAAATGGAATACGGTGTTACTGTATTAAAATCATTGATTACAATGAGTGCCGATCATTTTGAAACAATAGTGTACTGCACTAATACTAGACAAATTATTGACAGTCTTAGCGATTATGAAGCAGTTAAATATTGGGATCCGACACTTGTTTATAATAATGGTTACTTTTATGTAGCCGCTTGTAATGACATATTGTATGATAGTATTAAAGATATACCATTGACTAATGATTTAAAAATGATAGCAGATTATGTTCAATATGGAATTTCCATCAGTGATTCTGTTATAGAATATTTCTCTACTATTGAAGATCCAGTTAAAGTAAACCTTGCTGTTAATTTTCAAAGTGACTTTGAAATTAAAGAATTAGAGACTGCTATTAAATGGTTAAGTGAATTGGGATGTGATGGTATATCCGAATCCTCAAGGTTAAGTTCTAATTTCAAACAATTATTCTTATTAGGAGAGAATTCGGAAAATCTATTAAATGAATTAGAAATTGATATCATAAGAGACCACTCTAACTTGAAATCATATGAAAAACCTGTTATGATACATTATAGAAATTACGGATCAATGAATTTGCCTACATCTCTATTTAAAATTATAAAATGTGTTAACTCAGAACCCGTTAATTTAGGAAATAAATGAAGCAATGTAAGATAATCGTTAAAGATGAAGTTAACGTAAAAATAGAAGGACTTGAACTAGCAGAGCGTAAAGCACTGATGAAATTGTTTGAGTATGAAGTACCCGGGGCAAGATACTTACCAGCAGTACGACTGGGTAGATGGAATGGTAAGGTAAGTTACTTTAGTCTAGGAGGCTCAAGTTATATTAATCTGTTACCTGAAATCATTCCAGTACTAGACCATGCAGGGTATGACATAGAGTTAGACGATACTAGAGATTATACAACTACATTCAATTTTGCTGAAGTGTCCGAGGAGACGTTCACACATAAGAATTGGCCTAAAGGTCATCCCAAAGAAGGTGAACCAGTTAAACTACGTGATTATCAAATTACTATTGTGAACAACTTTTTGCAGAACCCGCAATCATTGCAAGAGATTGCTACAGGTGCAGGTAAGACATTGATGACTGCCGCACTAAGTTATAGCGTTGAAAACTATGGGCGTAGCATCGTTATTGTTCCAAACAAAAGTTTAGTAACACAAACAGAAGCAGATTACATTAATCTAGGATTAGATGTTGGAGTATACTTTGGTGATCGTAAAGAATTCAATAAGACACACACCATCTGTACTTGGCAGAGTCTTAACAACATGCTTAAGAAAACAAAAGCAGGTGAAGCAGATATTATGGACTTCATTGAAGGTGTTGTTTGTGTAATGGTTGATGAGGTTCACATGGCCAAAGCAGATGCATTAAAAACATTGCTTACAGGTGTATTTGCTAAAGTTCCAATTCGTTGGGGATTGACTGGAACTATCCCTAAGGCTAAGTTTGAAGTACAATCATTATTCGTAAGCTTGGGCCCGGTTATCAGTAAATTAAGTGCAAGTGAGTTGCAGGATCAGGGTGTATTAGCACAATGTCACGTTAACATTGTACAGCTTAAAGATGATGTAGAGTTTACCAATTACCAAAGTGAGTTAAAACATTTATTAGAAGATACTCACAGGCTTGATGCTATTGCACAGTTAATATTAAAGATTAAAGAGACAGGTAATGTGTTGGTCCTTGTGGACCGAGTGAATGCAGGTAAGGAAATTGTTAATAGATTGCCAGACAGTGTATTTGTCAGTGGTGCAACTAACATGGTTGACCGAAAGGAAGAATATGACGAAATTGCAACAAGCACTAACAAGATTATCGTGGCTACTTACGGCGTGGCTGCTGTTGGTATTAATATACCCCGTATTTTTAATCTTGTTCTTATTGAACCCGGAAAGAGCTTTGTCAGGGTTATACAGTCTATTGGACGCGGTATTAGAAAGGCTGAGGACAAAGACTTTGTTCAAATCTGGGACATAACAAGTTCATGTAAGTTTGCCAAACGACACTTGACACAACGTAAGACATTTTACAAAGAAGCAAACTACCCGTTTGATGTAGAAAAGTTGACATACAGATAAGAAAGTGATATAATAACAATATGAGAATTTTAACATTAGATAACGAGTTTTATAACTTAGAAACACTTCCCGAAGAGATTGATGACCTTCGCTTTGCTATACTAGATAACAGTAATCCACAAAACGTAGATTATCATTACATCCCATTAATCTTTTTGGAATCATTTAATAGTCCTGCACTTGTATTAAAGATTGGCAACAGTACAATTAAGATGCCAGTAGATTGGCAAATACTAATCGGCGAACAAGAACACGGGGACTTAGAGACATTGCCACTAACAAGTATCAATGATAGAGGCTTCAATGCATTTGAATTTAATCCGTTAACTAGTTTTAATCCAAGTTTTGTGCCTATTGAAATTGTAGACATTTACCATGATGTAACATGGTACGCCCCTCGATTAAAGAACGGTCAGTTCTTATGTGTCCCGATTGAAGATGGACTTAAACCACGTTGTGTGTATTTTGTAAAAGAGATTAGTCGTAATTGTGAGATTGTGGATTATAGTCAGGCATTTTAATGGCAACTAAAAAGATTATACCAGCTGATGAGAAATTAGAGAATCAAGACTTTAACTTATTTGAAGCTATTGCGGCACTAGACAAGAAAGACTATGGTTATTACGATAGACTTACACCTGAACAGCAACGTAAGTTTGTGCCATTCATGTTAATCAAGTGGTTAAGCTATGTGAAAGGTTCAGGGGACATTGCAGGTTACTATGTAATGAGTACAGAATATAATGCTAACAAATACTTTTTTAATGAAAGTGTTAGCAAACATCCCAAACTACAATGGTACATGTTATGTGCGGCTAGTCCAGGATTAGGCAAACAATATCATCAGTGGTTACCACAGATTAAAGAGCGTGTTAGTTTCTTAAAAGAACCAGCAGTATTAAAAGATACAAAAGAATATTTTATGAAAATATATCCTAAAGCAAATGCAGAGGATATTACAGAGTTTTCAAAACAATTTGTGCAAGAGCAGAAAAAGAAAATGTATCTTGCACAAATCTATCCACATTTAAAGATAGCAGACATTGAAGTACTAAGCCAAACGGTTACAGATGAAGATATCACTCAATACGAAAAAGACAGAGGCAACTGATAAGACAATCAAGTATGGTTGTGATTTTTGCAATAGAGAGTTCCTACGTGAATCTACTATGGCTAAACACCTATGTGAGAACAAACAGCGTTGGATGAATAAAGATATGCAAGGCAATCGAATTGGCTTTCAATCTTGGCTACAGTTTTATAAAAAGAACACATCAACTAAAAAGAATAAAACCTATGAAGAATTTATTCGTAGTGCATACTATACTGCATTTGTAAAGTTTGGAAGTCATTGTGCTAATATTAATGCTATCAATATTAGCAGATACGTAGATTGGTTACTAAAGAATAACATCAAAATTGATACTTGGGCCAGTGATAGTGTCTATACAAAGTATTTAATTGAGTATCTGCGTATTGAAGATCCGTTAGATGCTATTGCACGTAGTGTCCAAACTACTATGGATTTAGCAGAGAAAGAGGGCATTGTACCTAAAGACTATTTGTGTTATGGTAATCCTAACAAGATATGTCATAGTATTACTAATGGGAAACTTAGTCCATGGATGCTATATCAGAGTAGTAGTGGTGTAAAGTTTTTAGATAGTTTGAACGAATCACAGATTAAGATGGTCATTGACTATATCAATCCAGAGTTATGGAAGATTAAGTTTAATCGTGAACCAGAGAATGTGAAACAAGTTAAGGAGTTATTGAATGCCGGCGGGTACTAGAGTTCGTATATCATGGGAAACAAATCACAAACATTCTAAATGGAATGAAACCTGTGCGTGGGCAGTAGAACAATTTGGATTACCCGGTGATAAGTTTGAAACACACGCAACCGAAGATTATATGGATTTCTATTTCAAGGATGAGCGTGATGCTATCCTCTTTGAGTTAGCACAGGGTTAACGTGCGACAAATAACATTGTACATTGATGTTAATAGAACTTTGGAAATAGTTAGTGAGTTGAAAAAGCATGGATGGGTGATGGGTAAAGATTTTGATTTTGCTTATCATAAACCAATCTATGATGACTTTGGTGGATCTAATTGGGAACCAGAATTAGAAAAACATACTGTGTTTTCTTTTTACAATGATATTAATGCTAGTTATTTTATGTTGAGGTGGGGATGATAGTTGAACATTATGATTATGCTGTAGGATGGGAAAACACTAAACCCGGCTGGCATGAGTGTTCGGTGCATGTTAAACATTTTGACAAAATTAATGAAATAATTAAATGGTTAGAAACTAATATAGGCAAGTATGAAAGACATTGTAGATGGGGTGTAACTGATGATGACACAATCAGCTTCAAGTTTAGATATGAGAGAGATTACATTTTATTCACATTGAGGTGGAGTTGATGGCATCAATACCTCACATACAAGATTATGATGACAATGATCCAAATATAGATAAACGAAGAAATCGTTGGAACTATTGGGAAGCATTGAAGAAAGTTCGTAAAGAATATATGG